AGAAGGCCCTGGCCGGGTTGGATGAGGAGGCCGCCGAGGCTGCCGGTGGGCTGGATGATGTGGGCGAGTCCGCCAAGAAAACAGATAAGAAGGCGGGCGGCCTGGCTGACCGGATGGGCGGGCCCGCGACCAAGGCATTCAAGATGGCGGGCGCGGCAGCCCTGGCGACCGGTGCGGCCTTCGCTGCGCTGGGCGCGTCATCCATCCAGGTCGGTTCCCAGATGGAGGGATTTGAGACCCGCCTGGGTGTGCTCATGGGCACGTCCAGCGCAGCGAAGACCCGGCTGGCGGAACTGTTCGAGATCGGCACGACGACGCCCTTCGAACTGGGTTCGCTGGTGGAGGCTGAGATCAACCTGCGTGCTCTCGGCGTTGAGGCCGAATCTGCGCTGCCGCTGATCATGGACTTCGCGGGTGCGATGGGTGTGGACTTGTCCACTGCTGCCGTGGAGGTCGGTCGTGCCATGCAGTTCGGCGCCGGGGCTGTGGAGACCATCGCGGGCCGGGCGCTCCGTGCGCAGGTGGAACTGCGGACTGGGCAGAACGCGCTCAAGATGTCGACCGAAGACTTCAAGGCGGCGCTGATCGAGACCTTGTCAGCCACGGATGGCATCTTCGCCGGTGGTACTGAGAAGCTGGCCGCCACATTCTCCGGCATGATGTCCAACCTGAGCGATGCCTGGTTCAAGTTCCGCAAGGAGGTCGCCGACGCTGGGCTGTTCCTGACTGCCAAGGCTACGCTGGATGTGATCCTGGAGCGACTCGACTCGGCCAAGCAGAGCACGGCGCAGTGGGCGGCCATGGTTTCGGGTGGGCTGATCGACAGTTTCACGGGTGTGGTGATCATCATCGATGCCGCCGCTCAGTCGGTGATCGCGATTATCCAGCTGTCGCTCATCCTTGAGAATGCCGTGCGGGGTGTCGGCCAGATGTGGAACGCTGTGTCTGTCGCGGCTGGGCAGGTCGCCGTAACAATGGGGGAGCTTGACGTAGCATCGGGCGGGATGTTCTCCGGCAAGGGCGCGCTCCAGGCTGACGCCGACTTGAGGAAGTACAATCAGTCTTTGAGGGAATCCAAGATCGCCATGCTGGAGGCATCGCAGGCGATCCTGGACAATCGCCATCAGATGGCGATGCTGTCAGTCCGTGCGAAGGAAGTCCACGCCGTTGTTGATCTGTTCGAGGACATCAAGATCCGCGCCCAAGAGATGGAAGAGGCGCTACAGATCGAGGCCGAGATCGCGGTTACTGCGAAGTTCGACGACGATGTCCGCCAGCTCATGCGGTTTACTGGTGCCGGGGAAGAAGAAGCGCAGATGCGGGTGGCGCTGGGAATGGACTTTGGGCCATCCGTCGCCGCCGTGGATGTCAAGCCCGGACGGACATCCAGCGGCAAGGGCGGCGGTGGTCCGTCCACGCTGGACCGCCTGGCTGGGCAGGTGGCAGCCCTGACAAAGCGCGCATTCCCCATCACGCAGATCGAGGCCGCGGGCCGACTGCTGACGGAGCTGGAGGCCGCACGAGACAAGGCCCGCCGAAGTCGAAAGGCTGGATTCACTGAGTTGATTGCCCAGGCCACCCAGGCACAGGCCGCCCTGGAAGCGGTGGAGGTCGGCAAGATCACCGACGACATGGTCTCCAGCCTGGATGACATGGTCTCCAGCCTGGAGGGTGTGGGCCCGGCGATGGATGAGGTCGGCGAGAGCGTGGAGCAATGGATCGCGGACGCTAAACTGGCCATGGAAGAAAAGGTATCGGGCGTCGTCCAGGCGGGCGTGGGCGCTGCAACGGACATCACCGGGCTCATCAGCACCATGGGGCCGAAGGGTGCGGCCATCGGTGCAGTGGCTGGCCTGGGTCAGGCCGCGGCCGCCGAAGAGGGTGGCCTGGAGGCACTGGTCACCCAGAACGTCGAGGGCTTCGTGGACGGTATGGTAGCCCTGCTGGAGCAGCTGCCAGACGTGATCAGCAAGGTGATACCGAAGCTCCTGGGCGAGGGTATCCCCAAGCTGATCGTTGCACTGGCCAAGGCGACACCGGCCCTGGCCAAGGCCATCATGATCGACCTGCCGGTGACGCTGACGCTAGCATTCGGGCGCGCATTCGCTGACGTGTGGGACGCGGTCAAGAAGTTCTTCCGGGATCTGTTTACGATGGAGATGCCGGACGGCATGAGCCAGGCCCTGGAGACGCTATCATTCGGCCTGATCGACTCGAAGCAGACCGGAGGTTTCGTCAACAGGACCGGCGCCGTGATGCTCCATGCTGGTGAATTTGTCCAGCCCACGAGCGGCACCATGCCCCAGTCTGCCCGCGGTCGGATGGGCGGCGGTGGTAGCGGGGTCACTGTAAATATTTCGACGAACGTAATCGACCCGAACACTATCGATCAGCTCGGCCGGATGTTGCAGCGCCACTTCGGCGCCATGGGCCGCACGACCCTGCCGATCTTCGGAGGTGGCTGATGGGCAACCCGACGCTCTACTATTACCCGGACACGGCGCTGAGCGCGGGATCTGTGGGCCGCCTGGAGAAGGTGGACTTTGGCCAGCCGATGTCGGATATCCAGATCAGCCCGATCCGATCCGTATCCGATACGGTCAGCCTGAGCGGCCGGACATCCCGCACCTCGTGGCAGTCCGGGATCGCTGTGCGGCTGACGCTGGAGCGGTTCACCGATGACGCCCTGGCGCGGGATCTGTACAGCTTCAGCAGCCATGCTGAGCGCGGGTTCCACTTCGGCTTCGCACTGGACTCGGCCAAGGCATTCGCCTGCGTGCCGGGCCTGTTCGAGTGGGAGCGCGGGCGCACGCTGATCATCGGCCAGACGAACATCTTCGACCGGTGGGAACCAGCGGCCACCCTGGCGGTGGACGACATCGTGCACATCAGCGGCCCGGCGCCGAAGAACAACCGCGAGGAGCACAAGCTGGCAGCATTCTCCAAGCTGGTGAGCACCACGAACATCACGCTGACGGACCCGCTCAGATACGACCAGCCATACCCGGCGGTCTTCCGACACCGTGACTTCTACCCGGTGCTGTTCGTGCCAGAGGCGGACGTGAACAGCCCGATGCTGACCCACGACCACCGGATCTCGTACACCTGGGAATGCAGCGCCGTGCTCTATCCGTCCTGGGCGGCCAGCCTGGCGGCTCAGGCCGATGGCATGGCAGACGCACAGCCCGGCCATGATGACGGCCTGGGACTGGACGATGCCCTGGTGGTCGGCGGCACGCTGCCATCTCCCTCGGCTGACTCCAAGTTCGTCGCCGTGGCTCCAGCGACCGAGATCCACGAGGCCGATCTGTTCGTGCCTGACTGGCGACTCGGCTGATGGCATGGTCTACCGCATGGAAGGCGGCGCTATCGAGTGCGCAGTTGGAGCCCATCGTCCTGGTGGATGTGGGGCTGTTCGCCTGGGCTGAGCCCGAGGCATACTCACCGGGCGCCACGTTCTCCAGCCAGCCATATGTCTCCGGGGTGCCGGCCGGCATGATCAGCGCGGACCACCTGGTGGCCGACCTGCGCACGAATGGCCAGTCCGTGCGGATCCGCGACTGGACCGTGACCACCGGGGGCTTCAGCTTCGCGCTCACCAGCTCCAAGCCGGGCCGCGCTGCCCTACCATTCGAGCCGTTCCGCGGGATGCACGTACAGGTCCGCATGACCTTTGATGGCACCTTCTCGGAGCTGGGCGTGGAGGTGGTAGCGCGGGGCATGATCGACAACATCACGCACGACGGGGATACCTGGTGGGTTCGGTGCCGATCGATGCTGGACGTGATGCGCACCCGGTACTCGGACCTGGCGGCAGACTCGGCATCGCAGTACTTCGAAGATGCCGGCTGGACTACCACGCTGAGCCACGATTTCGTCAGCGCAGCCGGGAACGATCTGCGAGTAAACAGTCTGAACAAGTTCGCCAAGGATGCCCGGACCGGTGCGCTGGGCGTGGCTCATGTGGCCGGCGATACGGCAGCCGGCCGGGCTTCCTGGTGGTTCGTGTACTCGGCCAAGAGCGCCGCCACAGGCGCCGGCACCCTGACCGCATCGGGCTCGCCGGATTGGTTCGGTAACTCCACCGGGGCCACCTATCCGGCGACCACCGTGGTGACCCACTACCCAGCCATCACCGGCAAGCCGTGGAACATCTTCGGCCGGCTGGCGAGCAGCAGCGGGGCCGGAGACGCCACCGGATTCGACACCCTGCCCAAGAAGTGGGGCTGCTCGCTGCCACACTCATATATCGATGTAGACGACATCACCTCGCACACCTCGCACCCTGCACTGTTCGACCGGGACGCAGCACCAGATGTCGCCATCGATCCGAGGTGGACACCGTTTGTCCTGGCGCCTGTGGATGACCTGCTGCAATGGGTACAGCAGGGCCTCGGCCAGTTGAATATGTGGCCGGTCGTCCGGGAGGACCAGCTGAGCGTCCGACTGGCCTACGACCACCGATACTTCGACCCGCTGATTGCAGACTGGATCGATGATGACTGGATCGTGAGCATCGATGGGCACGACCTGTACCACCCGGATGCAGACGTGGAATACAAGCGGGTCGGAGGCACGTACAATGCAGCTGGCGCGCTGTACTCGCTTGCGGGCCGAGACCCGATCAGCCGGCCGTGGCTGGAGCGATTCGAGAAGACCATCAGCGCGCATGGCCTGACGGTGGACGGCTCCGAGGGCGCGCCATCTAATCAGACCTGCTGGGAGCCTGGCACGTCGGAGGTCCTGGCGGACTCGCGAGTCCTGACCACGGCCGCGCACACGTGGTACACGCAGATCCCGGAGTACCTGAAGCTAACGACCCGAACGCTCCGCTACGCGCCACTGGTCCCGGGTGACCTGGTGCAGATATCCAGCAAGCACATCATCGGGCGTGGCGGATTGTACGCTGGCCGGGTGTGCATGGTTACCAGTGTGACGCCGGACTGGATGCGCGGATCGGTGGTTCTTGAGTTTGCAATTTTGCCCGGTTCTTTGACCGGATAGGAGACAATCATGGCAGAGACATTCGATGGGGCACAGTACCCAGACATTAAGCGGGTGACCCTGAGCGGTACCCCGAACAACTGCACGCAGGTGCTGTTCAACCAGTCTGCGAAGACTGCGACGATCCGCTTTGAGACGAACGCCGGCAAGCTGGCATTCGAGGGCACGGACGCGGCAGCGGTTGACGCTTCGCACATCGCCATCACGGCCGATGCTACCCACCAGTTTAGCCTGGGCGATGGTCGGGGCGTGAGCGTGGGCGTGGGATCGTTCTACCTGGCAAGCGGCACGGCCTCCACGGTGGTCTCTATCATGCTGGAGGGCTGAGTCATGATTGTAATCAGTGGACCACCTGCGGCAGCGGGTGGAGGAGCGGCAGTCAATAGCACTATGACCCGGGTCGATGTCACGGATGGCACCTGGACCCTGGCCGACTGGCAGGGCACCGCGTCCAGCATCAGCAACAGCGGTGGAGTCAACTCCTGTATCCTGGACACCTCGGCGGCCACGAAATTCGTGGACGGTGCCGTCTGGTATAAAGAGCTCAAAACGGCGGACGGCTCCGATTATGACTTCACTGACAAGAGGGTTGCGTGTGATTTTTATATTCACCTCCCCGAGACGGCCTGGAACGACAATGGCGGCGGAAGTGGCGGCCTAGGTAATCCCCCGACCGGGAGCCGATCGCACGTGGGGATCGGTATCATGACTGACCCGGAAAACCTGCCGACCAGCGGATCGGGACCCTGGCCTCGAGACTTGCTTGGCTGTTCGCTCGGTTGGATTACACACCTCAGTCGAATGTACAGAACGGGCCTGCGAAATACGAGTAACTCCGGAACATACGGCGCCATATCTACAAACGCATCACCGCTTCCGGTTATCACGCCGACCCACGTCTCCGAGGGCAAGCGGGCTACTAATCGGCTGGAGTGGGCTACCACTATTTCCAAGGCGGAGCACTGGGCAGCCGGGGCCCTGGACCCCGCGGGAGGGCCGGATTCGTACTATCAGACATGGAGCGCGCGCTACGATAATGGCAACAGACAAAGCGTATCCGGGTGGGGCGCCGCTACGCGCTGGGGAAGAACGCGCACGAGCAAATTGTACATATTCGCCTACGCGGCAAGGGGCTCCGGCGCCACCGGCAGTGTGACAATGAAGTTCGATCTCTATTACAATACGACAATGTACGACGGCGGAACGAACCCCAGCGGCAGGACCGGCCTACCGGCATAGGAGCAGACATGGCAATATCAGACGACCCGATCAACCAGGCCCGCGGTCACGTGGATTATGTGACCGATGAGCACGGCGATCACACCGAGGTCATCATCGAGGTAACCATCGAGGGCGCCCAGTGGGACGCCATCAAGGGCAGCTCAGTAGAGGCCGCGATGTTCGTGGCCTTCTTGGCTGACCACATCCAGGAGTAGACCATGGAAGACATCAAGACCAAGCTCAAGAGCCGCAAGCTCTGGGTCGCCCTGGCGGCGGCCGTCCTGCCTCTGATTGCCCAGTATCTGGGTGGTGAGATTGCCCTGCTCGATGCGCTACAGCTCAGCGCCGGAGTGGCGATCTCGTACATCCTTGGCCAGGGCTACGTTGACGCGGCAGCTGCACGTCTGAAGGCCTGAGTGCTCGATGTCCTACCATGGGTCATCAGTACGATCGTCCTGGTCGTGCTGGTGATCCTATGCGTGGTGCACACGTGCAAGCGTGCCAGGGCCCTCACACCGTCCCGAGCGGCGGCACGGGCGCGTCTGCATATGCGGACCACCCGGGAGGCCACAGAGGCCAACCTGGAGCGGATAGGCGGGGCCATGGAATCGGACAACGCCGAAGAGCTGATAGCGGCTGAGACGAACCGCGCCCGCGAGGAGCGCACCCGATGAGCTGGCTGGCGCTATGGGTCGGTAT